ACAAGAAAGATGCGATGGCCCAATACGAAGCCGGTATCTTCATCGAACGAACCAAGTGGGGAGTATGATGACGGTCACGTTGTACATGATCAGAGAAAAGGTATCTGGTCTATACTTGTGTTCAAAGCGTAGGGACTTTGGATCATTCGAAGATGCGGTGGGTATGGGTGTGATGTTCAATCAACGCAAATCCGCAGAGAAGCGCATCAAAGAGGAAATGAAGCGTTTCAGTGGTGCGCATGGTTTGGTTTACACTCGATACCGATTGGATGAGAAATACTACACCCCTGATTTAGATTATGCCTTGGAAGAAAGCAAACGATACGAGATTGAGTATCGCCCAATCGAACTCGAAGTGGCAGAAATTCTGTTGACCCCGAAAGGTGAATAATGACTGGTGAACAAATTGGAGCTATCATTATCCTTCTAGGCTTTGCTGTGATTTGCATCACGATTGCGGCCTTGGGTGATGTTACTAGCAAGTAAGAAAGCTGACTAAATAATATTGTCTATCACACGCGGTGATAGTACATTTACACGTAATAGGAGATTACGGATCATGTCTTATAACAAGACCAAAACCGACTCATCTTTGGGTCAACAAGTTCACGAGCACCTTGTCAAACTTGGTCTCGAAACACCGATGGTGGCAAATAACCTGAGCGCAAAGCAAAAGGTTGCCAAGATCGAGAAGCACGTCAAAGCAATCATGGAAACACTGGGTCTGGACCTGTCTGATGACAGTCTGTCCGAGACGCCACTTCGTGTTGCCAAGATGTACACCAACGAAGTGTTCTGGGGACTTGACCCAGAAGCGTTCCCGAAATGCACCACAGTTGAAAACAAGATGAAGTACGACGAAATGGTCGTCGAACGCGGAGTCAGTGTTCAATCAAACTGTGAGCATCACCTCGTTGTGATTGACGGTCTGGCTACAGTCGCTTACCTTCCCAAGGACAAGGTACTGGGCCTGTCGAAGATCAACCGCGTAGTTGAATACTTCAGCAAGCGCCCTCAGATTCAAGAACGTCTGACATCGCAAATCTATCACGCACTGGCTTACATTCTGGAGACAGAAGATGTGGCCGTGATGATCGATGCCCAGCACTATTGCGTGAAGTCACGTGGTGTTGAGGACACGGGTTCTCACACTGTTACCAGCCACCTCGGCGGTAAGTTCCGTGACGATCCGATGGTTCGCGCAGAGTTCCTGAGCCTCGCTCGTTCTAACCTGCTGTGAGGGTTCAACAAACATGACTGATAAGGTGTTCTTCACCCAAGCTGAAATTGATCGTCAGCTGGCATCCATCTACCGTCAAATGGCTCTGCAGAAGTACATTCCGGACGCCATCGTGGGTATCACCCGCGGTGGTCTGGTTCCGGCCGTGTACATCAGCCACTACTTCAATGTTCCACTCTATACAATCAATGTCAGCTTCCGCGACACGATGATTCAGGGTGGCATTGAACAGCTTCTGGGTCTGCTTGAAAGCGGCAAGAAGGTTCTAGTGGTTGACGATATCTGCGATAGCGGCGAGACTCTGAATTTCATCCACGAAAAGACTTCGGCGGTGTTCGACATGAATGCTATTGAACTTCGTTACGCAGTTCTGTTCCACAATGAAGCGTCGAAATGTAGCGTCCTGCCAGATTTCATCGGTGTTGACATCAACAAAGCCGAGAAAGACATTTGGGTGTGCTTTCCATGGGAACAGAATTGACGTGAAAGTGTTCTCGGTGTACAAAATCGCCAATTTGGTGAACGGCAAAATCTATATCGGTTATACCGGAAGAGAAGTTGATTCGTACATTGAGAATCATTTTCGCCAAGCTATTCGTGGACGAGACCCCAACAAGCTTCTCTACAAAGCCATACGAAAGTATGGAGAGGATGCATTTTCACGCGAAGTGCTGTGTCAAACTCTTGACAAAACGAATGCTCAAGAGCTGGAACGGCACTTCATACGTGAATTCAATTCACATTCGTTTTATGGTCATGGATATAACATGACTCATGGCGGAGATGGCGGAGATACGTCATCTTCTCCGAACTTTTTGATCGGAATAGCCAATCGAGACTTGAGCGGACCAAAGAATGGAAATTGGGGCGGATTTAGCGATGATCATCGGAAAGCCATAAGCGATGCAAAACGTGGTAAACGCCCAGGTAATTGGGATCAGTTCATCATGCATGCTCGTGGAAAAGTCTACATTCATCACCCATTTGACAATGTGGAAAAGCGTGTGATGAAACTGAAGTTGGATCATATTTGGCTTCTGGCTTTGTCAAAGGTAGACTGAAGATTCAATGCTCGTGCGGAACGCACGCAGATAGATCAAATTTGGCAAGACATCATAAGGATTGCAAAAACTGAACAAATATCCTGTATCATCTGTGTAAATAGGTGATACAGGATATTCTCATGCGCGCAACAGAACTTAACGAAAATGATATGGAGTCGGTTTTTGGCCAGGACAGGTTTACAGCAAAAAACCCGTTCTATACTCCTACCGTTCAAGCCGGCCTTGCAAAATACGCTGATGGTAACCACATCTCGAAACACGGTTTCACTAATCAAATGGTGTTGACTAGCTTGGGGCGTGGCATTTATCGCTTTGAAGTTGATATTGCCCTTTCGTATAAGAAGTCCACTAGAGAGGACGCTAGGGTCTACGTGTCTGGCCAATGGAGTAAGAAAACTGGTAAGGTCGCTGGAGTCACGGCTCAATGGTATAAAGCACAATATGAAAGAAAACCAACACCCATTGCAGTAAAGAAAGCATACCCGTCGGTTGCTGCGATGTATGATGATGTTTTGAAGAATGTTTGTGGAGAATTGACAAAGACGATCAAACAATATTGGGATAGTTTCAGGGCCTATTATTCACAACCAGGTGTCGAAAACATGCCACCCAAGTTCTTCGACTAACAGTTATGACGCGCCGGTGAGCCAACCCCTTGGGGCGCGACCCAGTGTAAAGAGTGTGATGGTCCCGAATTCGGGACCATCCGCTTTTTCTATTTGCATTTTGAAATCATCGTTCATATCATGTAAGGATGTACTATCTGATGATCAAGAAAGCATATCCGTCTGGTTTGATGTATTTGTGCCAAACGAAACAAGATCCATATTCATACAAGGGTTCTGGTACTAGGTGGACTAATCATATCAAACATCACAACAGTCATATAATCACCTGCATCATAGGCGAATATGAGACCATGGAAGAACTCCGTGAAGCTGGTATTCAATATTCACGTGAACTGAATGTGGTCGAATCGGAAGAGTGGGCCAATCTTCGGGAAGAGGACGGCACTGGTGGTGGCTCTGGAAAAGTTGGTCGCCGATGGAAAATCAAAGATACTAGCAAAATGAGGGGCCCGAAAACAAAAACAGACTTAGTTGTTTCTGGGTATCGTCGAATCACGGGTATGTCCAACTATCAGTGTAAAGGTTGGTACATCACCCCATGGGGAGCATTTGCCGGATTGTCGGAAGCAGTCAAAACGGCGAAAGAAATTCGAGCATCGGATCCATTAGCTGATGTACTGACGGATGGAGCAACAATTAAACGTTATTGCGTTCGTGCCGACGAACCGCTATCATTCGCAGTAAGAGTACCCAAATCTAAACGTGGCAAGCGGCCAAGTGAAATGGGATATGGGTTCAAACATATAGAGAATTCGTTATGAACGATCACATCAAGCATTACAAATATTCAGAGATTTTTGGTGATACTTTTCAGGGCGAGGGAAAGTATACCGGTGTTCCTACAGTTTGGTTGAGGTTTTGGGGCTGCAACCTGAGCTGTTCAGGGTTTGGGCAAAAGGACCCAACCGACCCGTCAACTTGGAAGCTCGACTACCAAACTATCGACGTGTCATCCATCAAGCGTATGGAGGATCTGCCAGTCTTCAACACCGGCTGTGACAGTTCGTATAGCTGGGCTAAGAAGTTTGCGCATTTGGCCCCTACGGGCACCGTAGAGGAAATTTGCGATCGAATCGAAGACTTGCTTCGCAACGAACACAATCCCGATGGCAAGTTTCTGCACCCCAAGAGCAATCAGTGGACTCACATGGCGTTCACGGGTGGTGAGCCAATGATCAACCAGAACGCGATTGTTGAAATCATGCTGGAGTTTGCACGTCGCAAGAATGTACCAAAGTTCGTGACGGTTGAAACCAACGGCACCCAAATGCCACGCGTCGCGTTCCGTGAATACCTGGCGGGCGTTGAGGACAATCCCCAACCATGGGAATCCGAACTCTTCGAATCAAACCTGACTGCTTCGAACTATCGTGACAGCTTCTACATGAACCAACTGAAGTGGTCGTTTGCCGAAAACTTCTCGCCGTTGTCCGAAGAGCATGAAGCTTTGCGTGGTATTGAGTGGTTCTGGTCTGTGAGCCCCAAGCTATACCTGAGTGGTGAGAAGTGGGATGAAGCAATTCAACCCGACGTTGTTGCCGCTTATGCGAATCTCAGCAACGCGGGCCAGCTCAAGTATGTTTGCGATGGTTCGGCCCGTGCTTGGGAAGAAGTTGAACGAGCAACGAAACTCTACCGAGATGCTGGCGTGACATGGCCAGTTTACATCATGCCAGTCGGAGCCACCGTTGACGGCCAGAATTTGGTCGCAGCCAATGTGGCCGAAGAAGCGGTACGTCGTGGTTACATCGTGTCAGCTCGCGTTCATTGCTATGTCTTTTCCAATCAAATTGGAAAATAACTAACCCCATTTGGTTATAAGCGATGAAGAAAATCTATGATGACAAACCGGCATCGCCGCAGTTCACCAGTGTTTTGATGGGTGGTGGTGGCCCATTCATTGAATGTGGATATTGTGGCCGTTTACATGTTGCAATTGACAGTGAATATCTCTACGACAATTACGACAGTGACGAAGAACGAGAGACCAAACGCAATCGATATTTGGAAATGGCACAAACAGACCCAGACAGCACCATTCTGGTTCGTGATTGCGATAGCGTCTACTATTTCTTGATTGACGGTAAGGCAATTCCAGACGATTGCAAGTGCAACGGTCTCCGCCATTACGAGGAATTTTTCTGGAACAATCGAAACATCTGGAAGGGTTATATGATGGCGAAGAAATTGGCACTACAATCAGAGATTGATTCAATTGGTGACATTGGAGACCTACCATGATTAAATTGCCATTCGGATGGCTCCCGGGTACTTGGGGTTTGAAGGGGAAGACGCGAGAAATCGCAAAAGCCGAATATGAACTCGAGGGATATGAACTCGATCGCAAGTTGGCCGAACTGAACAACGATGACCCAGTCAAGCGTGCGATTGAGATCACCAAGATCGACGCCAAACACAACAAAATCAGTCAGTATGACTGCGACATCTTGATTGCAGAAAAAACTTTGACTGGCGTCGATCTAGCGGTCAGGAAACTTGAAATTGATCTCGATCACGGTAAGATCGATGAACGCCAGTTCGCAAAGGACTCGGCCACTGCTCGTGGTGAGCCGTATATCGCCGTTGTTGAAAGCGAATACCGACCAGAAGACGATATCAGTGGCCTCTACTTTGAGTTTGACTGGAATGAAAAGTGGATCGAGACCCTGATTCAACATGGTTACACGGGTTTCAACGAAGAACAGATTGTCCAGGAATGGTTCAAGGACCTATGCCGTAGTGTGATTCTAGAAGATACGCAATCACAACCTGTTCCATTCAACAGTAGCCGAGTCATCAATCGTTCAGTTGGTCCTGATGGTACCACCGGTTATCGCTGATATTGAATAGTACAATGGTTCAGCTACAATTGAGCCAAAGAAATGGAGTTCCAAATGTCCAAGTACGTGGTAGTTGATGCCGCTAATTTGTTCTTCCGCTGCCTACACAATGCCCAAGGTGATGCATATTCCAAAGCTGGTTTGGCGCTTCACATCATCCTGCGTTCAATCAAGAAGATGTGGCGCGAAAACAAAGCCGATCACGTCGTCTTCTGCCTGGAAGGCAAGAGTTGGCGATATGAGGTTTTTCCCAAGTACAAAGCCCATCGAAAGGTCTTGGCCCTGCAGAAGACGCCACGTGAGCAAGAAGAAGATCAAGTGTTCCGTGAAACGCTTGATGAGCTGGTGACTTTCCTCAAGGAAAAGACCAACGTCACAGTCCTTCAACAAACTCGAGTTGAGGGAGACGACTTCATCGCACGATGGATCCAGATTCACCCAGAAGATCAGCACATCCTGGTAAGCGGTGATAGTGACTTCATCCAAATGCTGGCACCCAACGTCACCATCTACGACGGTGTTCGTGACATCTACATCAAGCCCGAAGGTGTGTTCAATGCTGACGGCGCCCCTCTGGACTTTGGTGTCAAGAGTGATGGCAAGCTGCGAGTGGGTAAGGAGATCGATCTCCTGACCCAAGACTTCGAAGTGCAACCAGAATGGTGGCGATACGCTCTGTTCCTGAAGTGCATCCGCGGTGACTCCGGTGACAACATCTTCACCGCATACCCAAAGGTTCGTGAAACCAAGCTGAAGGCCGCTTGGGATGACCGCAATGACAAGGGTTACAACTGGAACAACCTGATGTTACAGACATGGGATGACGATGGTACGCAAGTTCGCGTCATGGACCGTTATGAGTTCAATCGCTCGTTGATTGACCTCACGATGCAGCCAGATGACATCAAGGAGTTGATGGATAACACGATCGTTGAGCAGGTCCAGAAGACTCGCAAGACAGGGATTGGCATTCACTTCTTGCGCTTCTGTGAGCGCAATGGTCTGGTGAATGTAAGCAAAGAAGCCAACGACCACGCTGAGTATTTGAACGCGCCGTACGCACCACAGTAAGCGACGCCAATATTGCGATGATGCGGGACTTCCCGCATCATCGCATTTGAACTAGAGAATTGTCATGATCGAAAACGAACGCAAATACGTCCTCGACATCAAGAACGAAAAGGCCTATCGTCACGAAATCTCGCATATGGCCGGCGCGGTCTCCTATGAAATCAAGCAAGGATACTTGGAGTCAAACAGCCGCATCAGAGCATCAACAAACTTGCAAGACGGCTTCACGGATTACTTTTTCACCTACAAGCTGCGGGTGAATGGCAAACTGGTTGAAATCGAAACACGCATTACAAAAGCTGATTTCGATCTGCTTTGGCTTCGTGTTGATCCAATCATCACCAAGGTTCGAGTCAAGGTCCCATTCCAGAACCGTGTCTGGGAGGTCGACTTCTTCAAACGCGCTGATGAGCCGGACTGCTATTTGATTATGGCCGAAGTTGAACTTCCTGAAGATATGCTGGAACCGGAAATTGTGCCGGACTTCATCAAAGAGCATCAGCTGCATTTGGTCGAAATCAATGACAAGCGTTTCAACAACAAACAATTGACACGACCAAAGACCGTTAGACAGCTCGTGAAGGACATCAAGGATGGCAAACTTTAATCTCCGCAAGATCACCGAGAATAGCTGGATCGCTTCAACGAACGGCTCACCCGTGGCCGTCATTTCCCGCAATGAAGA